TCCCCAGATGATTGACCAAGTTCTCCTCTTGGATATTTAATTCTAAACTCAGAGTTTGCCTCTAAATCTTTTTCCATTAACTCTAGTTTTGTAGAGTGCTTGTTAAGTGTTTCAACTACACCAAAATAAGCCCATACACCAATCGCTACAGCAATAACTATAGAAATCAAATTTTTCATTGGCATTGAAATAGATGTGTTTTCACTTACTTTCATAATCTACCATTATTAATTTAATACCTAATTTCTTTTGTTCTTTTGTAGGACTTCTGTAAATTTTGTAAGAGCCTTTAGGTTTATTTTTTAAACTTTTACCTTTTTTTGTTTTTCTATAGGTTATAGTTTTTATATCAATGAGTGTTATTTTACCATTTTTGTCAACGATAACAATATCAAATGGACAGGCAGGATCTACTGATTTAGCAACGAAAAAACCTTCTTTAGTTA